TCCTTTCTTTTTTATTATATACCAATGTGATAAAAAAATAAATAAAAAAATCTCAAAAAGCGATAAAAAGTTATTGACATATATCTCAAAATGAGATATAATCAAATCAAGCTTAAGGAAATAACAAAAAACAAACCGAGGGGAAATATCATGAACACATTAAACGAGAAAGCAATCAACATCTTCAAAGCAGTGGTTGCAGAAACCTTACTTCAAAACACATACGAGGAACTTTTCCTCTATGGTCAACTTGAATCATTCTGGAACAACTGCCGTCAATTCGCTTTCGGTTGGACAGAGTTGGCAGAAGATATCGAACGCCAATAGCGTTACCTTCTTGATGCTGGTTTCACTCAAGATGAAATTGATGACATTCGCTTCGATGCATCATTCGTAGGAATGATGGACAAAATGAATGTAGCCTGATCGGTAGCACCAGGGTTCGACTCCCTGGCAGGCTGTTGCTCATAGAGCAAAAAAAGAGAAAGGAGGAAGAGAGGTGGAAAGTGTTGAAATTGTTGAATTGATAAAAATTACATTTAAACGAGGGAAAGGAACAGAAGATGACCCGGTTAGAGTTGTAACTCAGTACTGGGACAAAGAAAATGTATTAATCTTTGAGAAAGATTAATTGTCTCTTCTTTCAATAGAATTTCGGTAGGATTCCGGTAATAGGTTATATGTGTCTAGAATTTTTTTAGGTTGGGTGATTCGATTATCTACAATCAAGTTGATAAAACTTAACAATGATAAAGCTAACTCTTTGTTATCTTTTATATCTATTTGGCCTGGATGTACGGCGTTATTCCCTATTACTCTAACACTGTCTAACATTTGTTGGATTTCTATTGGCATTCCTTTAGAGACAAGACTTCCAATTTGGGTATTTAAATCTTTACCTTGTGCGTTTAAATGAGCAACAAGCTTTTCAATAGCTAGGCGAGATAGAGCTGCAGAAGCTCTGGGTGATATATTTAGAACTTCGCCAGCTTCAATATAGATTTCTTTCACATCATCAGGCATATCACTATTAGGTTCAGGTATTCCTTCGGCAACATTTGGGAAAATTAATGTCAAGGTTGCACCGCTTGTGTATAATACGAGCCCGGAGCTACTTATTCGGATTTCATTTGTTATCCAAATAGAAAATTGATTACAAGCCTGACATTGTGCAATTATAATAAATTTGATAGATTCGTTGTAATCTCCATTGATATCAATAGGATTATAAGTCCATAAATGGGAAGAGAAACCTGAACATACAGGGCATTGAAAGGCTTTTGAATTGCCTGCGAAGCCACCGCCTAGGCTTAATTTAGAAAGGTCAAATGACATATTATTTCTCCAATCGTTTTATTTTGATTATACCACATTTGAAAGGGGGTGAGGAAATGAGACCAAGACGGTATCCATATAGCGGGAAAATAAAAGCCTCAACTACAGAAATAGTCAAGGCTTGGGAAGATGCTTACTCAGTCTTTAATGCTAAAATTCAAAAAAAGCAAGAACGAGCTGAGCAGAAATTAGATGATGCTAGTTTGAGAATTCATCGACTTGTGACTCTAACTCAGCAACACGCTTCATCAAATCATCGATCTTTCGGTTTGTAAATGTGTTTTCAAGATCTTTTGCTTGTGCTTGAAGCAAAGTCTCTATAATTCCTAAAACGATATTTACATCACCAGAAATCATAGTATTTAAAGTAGCGTAAGTAGAATTTTTAAAAGCATCAAATTCTTTACTCATGACTTAACCTCCCTTCTAGCTTTATTATAGCAGAATTGCGAGGAACAAATAGAAAAATAAGGAGGTAGGAACGTGCAAAAACTTACAAAAAAACAAAGATTGAGAAAACAAGAATTAAAGCCTAAAACTAAGCTGCGAAAAGAGCGAAAAAAACACGAACTCACAACAGTTTTTATGGCTGATTTAATCGGCTTGAAAGACCGAAGACAATACGAACAAAAAGAAAGTGGTAAAGCGCCATTCCACGATTATGAAATATCGATTATATCCAATTATTTTCACAAGACAGAAAGTGAATTATTTTTTTAAAACAAAATATCTCGAATCGAGATATAAAGAACAGTCCTCAACGAGATATTGAGGACCGTAACATATATTGCTGAGAAGAAAGAAAGGAGAGAAGGATGATGAGCGGCCTATCAAAAAATTTACTACCAATTCAAAATTTAGAAATTAAGATAGATAGCGACTCTAGTATTCCACGAGTTATTTGGAACGGGATTGATTTTCAAGCAGAAGATATTGGTCTTCAAGGTATCAAGATAATTTGGGAAACAAAGAAAGATGAAGTGCCAGAGACACTTATTCAGGTTGATTATATAAATAACCGTGAAGCGCCTCATATAGTATCTGTCAAACAGTCGTTTCAAAATACTTTACTTAAATAGTTTTGGCGAGTTTTATTTACATTATATCAAATTTAGAAAGGAATATTATGAACGAAATTTTTAACTTTCACGGGCAGGAAGTCCGTACAGTGATGTTTGATGACGAGCCTTGGTTCGTTGGGAAAGATGTTGCGGATATCTTGGGGTATACAAATTCAAGAAAAGCAATTTTTGACCATGTAGATGAAGATGATAAGACAGATGGGGTAACGATTCGTGACGCCATGGGTAGAAATCAAAATCCTATCATCATCAATGAATCTGGCCTCTACTCTCTTATCTTATCCAGCAAGTTGCCTCAAGCTAAAGAGTTCAAGCGCTGGGTGACTTCAGAGGTCTTGCCAGCTATTCGCAAGCAGGGCGGTTTCATTCGCGAGGATTTGGACGAGGATGCTTTTATCGCTCTCTTTACTGGACAGAAGAAATTGCGTGAGCAACAGGCGACCATGCTGGAAGATATTGACTACCTCAAGAGCGAGCAACCGATTCACCCAAGCTATGCTCAGTCGCTCCTGAAGAAGCGTAAGGCTCGGGTCGTAGCTTGCCTTGGTGGTATTGATAGTCCAGCTTATGCGGATAAGATTTTCGCTCAGTCAGTCTTTAGACAAGCTGAGCTTGACTTTAAAGATCATTTCAACATTAGTCGCTATGACCTGCTACCCAAGAAGCATGCGGATGCCGCTCTAGCTTACTGGATGACGTGGGAGCCAAGCACTAATACCAAGATGAAGATTATGGAACTGAACGCTTTTAGTCAAGCATAGGAAGGGGAAGGAAAAAATGCTTATTACACCTATTCAAGCAAAAGCAATCCGCCGAAAGCAGGCAGACAAAAAATTGACTGCTAAGCAAGCAGGCGAAGAAATCGGAGTTACACAAGTTACTTACCGAAAAATCCGAGATGGTGGCGAAGTGAAGCCGAGCATTTACCAAAAAGCCATGCAGTGGCTTGCTGAAGATTACTAACAAAAAAGCACCTAACGAAGTCAGGCGCATACTTAAACAATTTAAACCATTATATCACAAAAATGCTTGCCCGCATAGTTGAAAGGATGTAAAAAATGGAAGGTATAACGTTACAATTACGATTGGACGGCGAAAGTGCTGAATTGTTCACGAATCAATTATTGGCTTTTGCTGAAAAGCAGGTCAAGGAGCAGTTAGAGAATGATCGCATGCCAATCAATCAACAAGCTTTGATGAAGAAGTTTGGCTTTACTCACGGCTATATTAAGAAGTTAGAACGCAAAGGATTAAGATTTCGTAAGCAGGGAAAAGATACTATGTACGATGTCAATGATGTTTATGAAATTTTGGAATTAGAAAAACAAGTACGAAAATTAAGAGCGTAAGGAGAACAAAATGACAGAACCAATTTTATCAAGCCAATTGCTTGGCTTAGTGGCAATCTTTATCGGGTTCTTTATCTTGATGCTACTGACTGATAAAAATGAAAAATCGGATGAACAAAATGTAGTAGTCATCATTGAAAAAACAGAAGATTTCGGAGAAGTTGCCCGAAGAAACTTGAAAAATAGCGACAGGAGATTCACCTATGACACTCAGCCACCTGTGGGACTCGCTTCATCGATTGAGGACGTACCACAAGTTTTTAGAGCATGCATCGAAGACTATGACAGACTGGCTTGTGATTATCATGAAGAAGCAAGTAACAATGATTTTCTAAGAAAGCAAAATACAGACCTCTTGGAAGAAAATGGGCGTTTGCTTTATCAGGAAATGACTTTGGATTTCCGTAAGAATCCAAGAAAATGGAGGGCAAAGACATGACTGTTAGCCGTGACATGAGCGAGATGGAAATCCGTGTGTTAAACATGATCATGAATTGCGCTACTTTCGACCTGCCCATTCAAGCGAGCGAAATCCGCCTAGAAACTGGACTGTCGAAGCGTAAGCTGGAAGAGGTCATTGAGAGTCTGCGTGTGAATTTTGGTCATCCTATCGTGGCTAAGAAGATGAAGCCGAACGGATATTACTTGCCTCGTAGCGAGGAAGAGCGACAAGCAGGACTTGCTCCCTATCGTCGTCAAATTTTGACCGAACAAAAGAACCTCGCTGCGGTGATGAATATTGACCTAGAAAAATACTGGGGGAATAGCGCATGAGTGAAGAGTTTAGAATATTACCTCATGATTTAGCTGCTGAACAGTCTGTTCTCGGTTCAGTCTTCATCTCCCCTGATTCACTTATATCTCTAGCGGATGAATTGGTTCCAGATGATTTCTACAAGCCTGCAAATAAGATAGTGTTTAAAACCATGTTGTCATTACTTGAAAAAGGTGAGCCAATCGATGCTACGACTATGGGGTCTGCCCTCGCAAATCAAGGAGATATTTCAAAAATCGGGGGTATCACATACATTGTCGAGTTGGTGAATTCAACACCAACTTCAAAAAATGTGGAGTATTACGCAAAGATTGTGAAAGAAAAGGCTACGCTCCGAAAGATGATAGCAGACCTATCTGACTCCCTTTCGAATGTTTATCAGGGCGATGTGTCCATTGATGACATCATAGCAAAGATTGAAAAGTCTATGCTTGATATCAGCAATCAGAATACGGGTACTGGATTTCGTAATGTGGCTGATATCCTTGATACACATATGCAGATGGTCGAGACCAGATCGCAGACAGATGGAGTTGTGACAGGTTTATCTACTGGGTTTGTCGGACTGGACAAGATTACGACCGGTCTTCATGAGGATAACCTTATCATCCTTGCTGCTCGTCCTGCAATGGGGAAGACGGCGCTAGCTCTGAATATCGCTCAGTACATCGCTGTAAAAGAGAAAAAACCTGTTGCTATTTTCTCTCTTGAGATGGGGGCGGAAAGCTTGATTGAGCGGATTTTAGCAGCTGAGGGCATGGTAGAAGCCTACCATCTAAAAACTGGGAATCTGAGCGTTGAGGAATGGAGTAGGCTAGTGCATGCACAAGGGAATCTCCATGACGCTCCTATTTTTGTCGATGATACGGCTGGTATTCGTATCTCTGAGATACGGTCAAAGGCTCGAAAGCTTGCCCAGGAAATGGGAGGTCTTGGAGTCATTATCATTGACTACTTGCAATTGATTACTGGCTCAAAAGGTGAGAATCGACAGCAGGTGGTTTCTGAGATTTCTAGGGAATTGAAGATACTAGCTAAGGATTTGAAAGTACCTGTCATTGCCCTGTCACAGTTAAGCCGGGCAGTTGAGCAGAGACAGGACAAGCGTCCGATGCTGGCAGACTTGCGAGAGTCTGGCTCTATCGAGCAAGATGCTGATATTGTCGCTTTCTTGTATCGTGATGCCTACTACCAGAAAGAGCAAGCTGACAGTCAAGAAGCGAATAATGTGACGGAGCTGATCCTAGAAAAAAATAGGCATGGCAGTCTAGGGACAGTGAAGTTGTATTTTCACAAGGAATACACAAAATTTTCAAGTGTGGAGGGGTATAACCATGATTAAAAAAAGTGAAGTCACTGGTTTCTTATCGTTTTTCAAATTTCCAAAGCCATTCATCTATGATGAAAAATATAAGACATTGAGCAATAACGCTAAAATGCTCTATATGCTTCTGTTTGATAGGTTAGAACTATCTTTAAAAAATGGCTGGCATGATAAAGAAGGGAATGTATTCCAGTATTACACAAATGAACAGTTGATGATTGACTTAAATTGTAATAGCAATAAGACGATTATCAAAATCAAAAAGGAGTTGAAAGATGCTGGTCTAATGACGGAAGTAAGACAAGGAATGAACTTACCGAACCGTATTTATCTTGAGGCTCTTAACGGAAGTGTAGAAAGTACATTTCAGGAAGTGCAAAAAGTACACATTGGAAGTGTAGAAAATACACTTTCGGAAGTGCAAAAAGTACACACAATCAAGACTGAGAATACTAATACTGAGAATAACAATAATAAATTGTCGATTTGTAAGGAAGTTATTTCTTATCTCAATCTGAAAGCTAAGAAGAATTTCAAGGTAAATACTGCTAGTCATCAAAAATTTATCAAGGCAAGACTGAAAGAAGGCTATGTCCTTGAAGATTTTAAAAAAGTTGTGGACATCATGGTTGCGAAGTGGAAGGGTACAGATTATGAACAGTATCTGCAACCACAAACGCTTTTTGGGAATAAGATGGACAATTATCTGAATCAGCCTATGCCAAAACGCTCCACAATCTTGACTAGTACGGTTGACGAAAGGCTAGGATTTTAGATGAAGCAGTTTAAACAATTCAAAACTAGAACAGTTCTTGACGATGTCTGTGAAATCCATGGATGCCATCTTTGGTCTGTTAAGATTCCTGTTAAAGGCAAGGTTGAGGAAATCAGTCAATGTCCTGAGTGCGAGAAAGAGAACATCCGACGATTTGAAAAGCAACTGAATATGGAATCTGAGGTAAAAAGTAAACTATCGGATACTTACGAGGTCTTTGCTCGAGATAGTATCGTTTCAAGCAAGCTGGCCAGCAAGTCGCTACATGACTATGAAATTCGAGTTGACATCGATGAAAATGCTATGAATTTTGTGAAGCGGTTGGAACGTGAATATGCTAAAGGTACGGTTGGAAATGCTATCATCACTGGCCCTTCTGGTGTTGGTAAGAGTCATCTGACCTATGGCTTGGCTCGGTTTCTCAATGAGCAATTTAAGTCTTATGATGAGCCGAAAAGTGTGCTTTTTGTGTCAGTGGTGACCCTGTTTGATAAGATTCGAGAAAGCTTTGAATTTGACAATGGTTTTTCAGAAGCAAAGATGGTCAAGCTACTGTCTGAGGTTGATTTCCTTTTCTTGGATGACCTTGGGAAAGAGAGTCGAAAAGCTGACACGAAGCGGAATGAGTGGGCGCATCAGATATTGTTCAAGATCCTGGATAATCGGACCAATACGATTATCAACACGAATTTGAGTAGTGAAGAAATTAAAGAGCTTTACTCGGACGATTTTGGGAATGGTGCTCTGTCAAGTCGCATCTTTGAGGGAGCGACAGGTAGGTGCTTTGTCTATCCTGCCGGGATGAAGGATAGGAGGTATTGATGGAAGATATACGGATACTAGATGCGTGCTGTGGATCTCGAATGTTTTGGTTTGATAAAAATGAACCACATACGACATACATGGATAGACGTGAAGAAGAATTTAAAATTCACAAAAAGAAAATCAATGTAAAACCAGATATTGTTGCAGATTTTCGAGATATGCCATTTGACGACGAAACATTTAATCTTGTTGTATTTGACCCACCTCATCTTCTATGGGCCGGTCAGAAATCATTCATGCGTGCTCAATACGGACAACTAGATTTACTGACTTGGAGGTTAGATTTACAACAAGGTTTTGAAGAATGTTTTAGAGTCTTGAAAACAGGTGGAACACTTATTTTTAAGTGGTCTGATGCTCAAGTAAATGTTAAAGAAATTTTGGAATTGGTTCCGCATCAACCACTTTTTGGGCAACAGCGTGGGACAACTCACTGGATGGCTTTTATGAAATTTTAAAAAGGAGACTAAAAATGATCAATAATGTAGTGTTGATTGGCCGCTTGACTCGTGATCCTGAATTACGATACACGCCATCGAATGTGGCGGTTGCGACTTTCAACCTTGCAGTAAATCGCAATTTCAAGGGTGCGAATGGAGAGCGAGAGGCTGACTTCATCAATTGTATTATGTGGCGTAAGCAAGCTGAAAATTTTGCAAATTGGGTCAGAAAAGGCGCTCTTGTAGGAATCACAGGTCGCATCCAGACGCGCAGTTATGAAAATCAGCACGGTCAGCGTGTCTATGTGACGGAAGTTGTGGCCGAGAGTTTTCAAACGCTTGAAAAAAAGGATAATTCCGCGAATCAGACGAGCATGGAAAACCAGATGCCACCAGGTTTTGGCGCAACAAATCCGATGGATATTTCAGATGATGATTTGCCGTTTTAGGGAGGTAAGAAGATGAATAAACAGGAATTGATTGAACGGATAGAATGTTTAAAAAATATTTTCGGGAATAAAAATGAATATGTCAAAATAGATATGGTAGTAGAACTTATTTCTGAGCTAGACGAACCGCAGAAAGTGACAATCCCGCAGTTAATTGCTGAAAAAGTTAAATACTGTAAGGAAACAGATGGGTATAGTTTATTTTATGCAATGGATTATTGCTATAACTTCAAAGAATGCGCTGATTGGCTAGAAAGAAATGAAGAAGTATTTGCTCGAGCGTGGCTTGACGGCTACAAGGTCGAGGAAGAGAAGAAATATATTGTAACTCTGAAATCAAGTGGACAAAAGTTGTACTATCACACTGAAGATGAGGATTATATTTTCTCTAGCTATGATGGAGTATTCTATTCAGGATATCATACTAAAACCGATCTAGAAGAAAATGACATGAGTTGGGTGTTTGATTGTCCTGGTGTTGAGATTGAGGAGGTGGAGTGATGGAACGCTCTGAACAATACCCATCTAGATACTTCATTCCTGAACTGATTGAAGATGAAGATATTATTTTTAACAAAGATAGCGAATATCACAAGCAGAAGAAAAAAGAAAAGAAAAATCCTATTTTCAAAAGAAATAAGCCCAAAAATAGATGGGCGCTTTGAGGAGTTAACAGAATGACAAGAAAAAACTATATTATTTTTATCAGGCATTTAAAA